TTATAAACTGATCAACGGTGTCACAAACAATCTCTTTGGTGTCTCCTTCACTAGAATAAATGTAGATAGTGCGTCGGGTGGGATCTACAACACAACGTGTGAGAAACTCGTCTTGCATGGTGCTTTGGTTGTTTACTCATATATTATAGAGCATCCAGGCACGAGTGTCAACTGTGCCGGTCGGAGAGGTGGTTAAGTCAGTGCATCCACGGCGGAAATTGCATCTGCATTTGAAGTTTGTCTTTGAGTTTGTTTTTTTCTAACATTTTCCGCACCCCAATTTTGCAACTCTTTTTCCATTTTCTTATCTTTCACTTTATTTAAATTTAACATATTGACGGCAGCATCTCTTTGAGTTCGCAGAGTTTGTATTTCAGTAATAATATTGGTAATAGACTGTCCAATAGCCACGCATCTAGCTGCAACAGTTACACCTTCTGGTGGTGTTGATGTATCAGTTGCAGGTGGAGCAACACCAGCACCAGGATAATAACGACCATAAGTAATACCATCTATGGTTACAGTAGAAGATACTGGAGTAGTATGAGGTGTCTCAGTTGTCGCGACATTGCTTCTAACTATTCCTAAGTTGGTAGAAGATTCAAAATTTGTGAGAAATTCTTTAGTACCATCTCCACTACCACCAACGTTATAATCACTTGCTTCTATTTCTGTGGCATCATCTCCGGCATTCAGTCTTCCATTGTCTCTGTTATTTTCATATCCAAATCCAGAGTTGGCAGAAGTTAAAGTTACAATACTGGTTGGATCAAATGGATTTTCGGCACCATAATTTACATCAGGACCTGCCATTTTTTTATAGATTTCCATTGCAACTCGATCCTCAAACATACTATAATCATTACCGGAATTTTGAGTTGCTTGTAATGTCACATCAGGTTGTATATCAGTGCTCCCTACGTCTACGGTCGAATATGCAATACCTGGTGAACAGTTGCGGGCAATTGCTTCTGTGGATAGTGTTACTAGTAGTTGTTTCTTTTCATTAATCTGTGCATTGAGAGTAATGATTTCATCATCAAATTGTTTGCAGAATGCTTGAAGTGTTTCGGCATCTTCTTTGATTTGATTTTCAACTTTTCCTACAACAGTATCATCATAGAAAAGATCTTCTGCTTTTTTTTCTGTTTTAGTTTCATTATAAGTTCCATCAGCATTCTGTGTGATAGAAGTTGAAGTAAAAATTCCAACTGCTTTCACATCAGATGATGGTTCAAATGCACCATCAAGTTGTTTTTGTTCTCTTTCAAAAACATCTTTTGCTCTATTTCTTAATGATTCATCCATCTTCAATTCTCCAATTCAGATACTCGTTGTTTCAATTCTTCAATTTGTTTTTGTTGTTCTTTCATTCCATCAATCAAATGAGCAACTAAGTTTTCATAAAGAACTCTTTTATAAACTCGTCCCTTTTCTTTTCCATCTTTGACACTATTTACCAAAGTTTTATAAACGACCTCCGGAACAACTTCTTCCACTTCTTGTGCAATCAATCCAACCATATGTGGATATTTTCCGGCAAGATCTGGAACAATTGTTTCATCCCAGTCAAAAGTCACTGGATTCAACTTCATAATCTTATCCAGACCATTAGTTAATGGTTCTATATTTTTCTTTAATCTTATATCAGATGTGTGTGGTCCAGTAGCAATAAAAGTTCCATTATACTTCCAAAATCCATTTAGACTTCCAAGTGGACAATTATGATCCTCCTTTGCAGCATTACTTGCAATAAGTGGTGCAGTCTCAGAGTAATCTGGTGTGATCGCAGACTTAAGTCCAGTTATTGACGATTCAATAGCATTATATGCAACTTTCAGTGGTCCGGCTGAAACATCAGTTCCAATTTTTACATCAGTTCCAAGTGTATTCCATACACCAGTGTGAACATCAAGACCAATAGAATTGAAACTTAATGGTGAAGTTGCTGATGGTCCTGCTACAAGTGCAGCACTAAAAGGAACTGTTAATGCACCTTGTCCAAAGTGTCCTTTATGTGCTGCAAGTGATCCTGGTTCCCAAAAACCTTTTGGTATATTTAATGCACTTCCCAACAAAGGGTTGAAAATATCTAAAGAACCAGTTTCTATACTTTGAAAAGCCATTACTTACAAGTCTCCGCAATATCTTTAATTAATGTAGCAACTGGTCCTGGTAAAATAGTGCCTAGTAGTGATGAAAGTGGATTTCCTTGCATAATATCCTTATAAAGTAAATTCAAGTAACCTTCTGCATTGAGGGTAATACTATCAGCAGAAGTGATACAAACTTTACCTCCACCAAGACTGAGTTGTTCATCTGCTCTCATTGTAATGTGATCATTTGCCTTGATTAGGATTGATCCATCACTTTCATCACCTAATGTTTCAATGTATATATTCTTTGCCTTGAGTTTAATATTTCCATTCTCGGCATTTAATACAATATCACCATTTTCACAGGTAATTGATTTTGCAATGTTTTCTCTTTCATCATCATTTCTTTCTTTTGGAAAAGAAATACCCACAATCTCGTGAGATGCACCTGGAACAATTTCACCTTTATTTCCACCTAACGTATATGTCTGATTGTGTCCACCTTTTAGTGAAACAACCATATTAGTATCTAAACTCTCTCCAACTTTATCCTGTTCACCAGCTGGTCCCATAAAAATAAGACCATATTGGTTATCAGAAATAATCTGCTCTGGTGGTACTGGTTTTGTCATTTTTTAGTAACCTCCATAACCACCGCCACCACTTGGTGGTGAACTGGGTGGAGTTGGTGATGGTGAACTGGGTGGAGTTGGTGCAGGTGCTGGTGAACTGGGTGAAGTTGGTGTAGGTGCAGAACTAGATGAAGTTTGTGTTATCGTTGTTGTTCCCGATGATGTTGATTGAACAGAAGTATTTTGATTAGAAGTATTATTTGTCTGAGATGTTAGTGTAGAAATCAAATTTCTCCCTAAACTTTCTTCTAAAGTATCATATATTATAGCATGAGGTGTACTCACATGATTTTTTCCGACCATTTTTACAACTGTTCCATCATTTCTTACATGGAAGTGTGATGGACCATAATAAGGTGCTCCATTCACATATCCAACTAATTGACTATCGATACAATCAATAACACGGACCACACGTTTTCTTGCAAATCCACTTTCTATCATCACAGTTCTTCCTCTTAAAGTATCAATTGGTCCATCCAACGAAACATCAGAAGACTCATCAAAATCTGCAACAGGAGTGAATGACAGTATGGGTTCAATAACGGCACCCTCACCTGTCTCACTATTTATTTCTATTTCAGGATATCCTGGAAGACCACATGCATTAGTTGCTATCTGAATACTCACAATCTGTCCGAATTCTGTCATTTGAACTGCTGCTCTGAGTCCTGGAACATCTGGTGTAATAGTGATACTATCATTTACCGTATATCCAACACCAGTATCTAAAACTCGGAATCCCTCTAAACAAACTACAAAGTCTTTTAATGGAGGTTTTCCATCAGATACGGGATCAAATTCAGTTCTTCCATCAAGTGGAGGTGCTGGTGTTGGTCCACTTGTAAGAACAATATCAGCAACTTCACCATTACCAGTATCATCTATTATAGCATATCCACTCGTAAATGTATCTTCACAACTGTCTACGAAGGATACAAATGGAGGTCTTATGTATCCAGATCCTCGATTAATAAGATCTACTCCGATTGTTCTTCCGGCATTATCAACAACTGCTTCTGCAACTGCACCAATACCTCCACCACCAAAGATTTCAATTCTTGGTGGTCCACATTTAAATGCACTTACATCACATTTAGTTATACTTGATGGAATCGTTCCTGCAGAATCTCCAAGTGGCTCCCCAAATATTTCAAAATCATCAATAAACTTTGTTACGTCATCAATAATATCACCTTCTGATGGTATGTCCAAGAATCCTGCAAAATCATCAATTTGAGATTGAGATGGTCCACCCCAAGGACTTGCCTTAAACTTTTTAATTTCTGGACAATTTGGTTTTGCACACAAGAATGCCTCAAATCCAAGAATATAATCAAGTGCCTGGAAAATATTACCAACAATTTTTGTAACTCCACCTAAAACATCATTAATTTGATCTAAAATTGGACCAACTGCATCATCAACAATTGCGGCAATATTATTGACTAGTGCATTAGTGAACTGTTGTGCAGCACAGAAAGGAACATTTACAATTTTTCCGACCAATTCAAATAAGAAATCAGTTACAAGATTTACAAATCCTTTTGCAATATCTTTAAATGCACAGAAAATATTATCTATGATAACTTGAATAACAGTATTTTTAATTGCTTTTGCAACTGTTGGGAGAAGCATATCAATGAGATCTTCAATACCTGCTCTAATTTTTTTCAACAGATAATCTCTGAGTCTATTAGTGAGAGTTTTTAGAACTGCGGCAATAATTCTAGAACTATTTCTAATCAACGATGTAATATTTTTTATTTTGTTTATTGATCCATTTACATAGAGATTACCATATTTTTTAATACCTTTCACTATAGTAAAAAACTTTTGTAATTCTGTATTAATCTTGGACATTTCTGATGTCCCACAAGGATCTGGAAGATCTCTTTCAGTTTGATATGTAGTAAGTGCACTTCGGAATGCAACACTATTAAAATACTTTTCGCAGTTAGGAGTGTCCTTAAATGTAAATCCTTTTGCAGTTTCTCTTGCATTACATACTGTAGCAGCATCAATGTCTTCTAAATCATTACCAACTCTTGCTTTAATTAATGCATCTGTTTCGGCAGATAGCATTTTATATTTTTCTTTCTCTTCATCCGTCCAAAGATCAGAAGATTTTTTATTTAATTCATCAATCTGTTGTCTATTTGATTCTATCTCTGCATCAAGTTGTTCGTTACTAAGTTGATAATATGGATTATTGAACTCTAAATCCTTGTCCGGGACCGGCACAGGTTTATCACTTGTGGTGGTTGTTTGTGTTGCAGAATCTTTTGCAGTTTCAACATCTGTAGAGGTTTCTGTAGATCCTAAACTTGATGTACTCTTTATATTAGCATTTGGAGTTTTTAATTTAGTATTTCCTGCAGTGTTAAAATAATGATTTCCAAATTTTGTTACATTTACATTTTGAGAAGAATCATTAAATGCTGAACCAGTTCTAAAACCGGTTGCTGATACCATATGATTGATTTGATTTGCAGGTATATTTTGTGCTTCTAACCTACCTCTTAAGTCTGCAGTATTTCTAGCAATCTCGATTGCTTTTCTCGCATTATCAAGTTCTGTTTTAGAAAAGTTTCTATTGATTGAACCATCACGAACAACTTGATATTGATTTCTTCCATAAATGACTCCGGTTATACTAGCATCATTTGCAAGAAAGGTTCCCTTTCCGACAGTTCCACTTTGTATTAGTCCAGCACGATTTAGAATACTCCTTGCAACAAGAGCTTGTCCAATCTGACCTTCACCTCTAGATTCGGCAGCAACTGTTCTTATAAAAAGTTCCTCTTCAGTATATGCCATTTATTAATTAATCCTCCTATCCAGGTATTTATTCACTTCTTGGCAGCATTGAAGAAATCTCGATCAACCTCTTCAAATTTGGATTTTGTTGCATTAGGTGCTTTAATTTGAGTATTGATTGATTTATTACCAGCAGTAAAACGTTTTACTCTCTTTCCTAGTGTAGTTCCGTTTGTTGATTCTCTAATTTCACCCTTAAAATTATTACCTAAAACCTGAGTAATCACAGGAATTTGACATTGACTATCTAAAAAGAATCCGATGACCCATTCACCACCCCAAATACCAGTTGACTGATTATTAGCATTTCCATGTGTTGTTGGTTTTGCTACGATAGCCCAAGGTAGTTCAGAATCCAATACTTCGGTAGCATCATCATTACTAGACATTGGATGCATACCAGGTATTCTAACCTTTACTCTATCACCATGAGCATCTTCCCATAAAATACCCTCCTTGTGTTGATTCTGTCCCGGAGGAACCTGACCAAGAAACCACTTATTATTACCGATATCGTATGCGATATTATTTGCCATTTCTAGCTTTTATTAGTATATAGACCGTATGTATCACGAACAAGAGTCATTGCAGTAAATGACCTTTGAGGATCATAATGATGACATAAATCTAAAATCATGTAATTTCCACTCTCAACAGGATCTGGCACTCCCTGCACTTTTTCATCTTGAGTAATTGTTTCAAGATTGCACTTAATAATATCACCCGCTTTAAGATTTGGATTGCAAGGAACTTGAATTTTTACCACTTGTGAAAATAATATATTATATCTCATCTGCACTGATCCTTGATAAGAGTTTACATCACCTTCATCAGTTTCTTTTACACTTGAAGAAAGTGCTCCGACATCTTTTACACTGTATAATACTCTCGTATATTTTTCATCTTTTGGTCTCGGAACCTCTTTCTTTCCTAGTGCTTTTTCTAAAGACTTAAGATTAAAATCAACCTCTTCTTCCTTGAATGTCTTTGGATTAAAGATCACCCTACGATTAGAATACACACCAGACTTGAGTGCATTAATTAAATTTTGATTTTTAATAACACTGAAGATATTAATTTTAAAATCTGTATTAGAGGTAATACTAGATTTTCCGTCCTCTGTTTTATAATAAGTTGCTACTGGTTCATTATCAATCAAACTATCAATTGATTTGAAATTATGACCTTCACGAGTTTCGTAAAAAAAGAAACCGGGATTTCCTTTTTTTGGTGTCGATTTTGATGATAACATTAAAAGTATATCAAATGGAGACTTATTGTTACCTATAAACGGAAATTTATTTGATGTTTCATCTACCTTCAATTTATCAATTTTAAGTATATTTTTTGCAATAGACTCTACAATATTTGTATTGTTGGTGTGATTGGCATAGTTTTTCTTAACATGTGTTTCTTGATTCGTAATAGCAGATTTAGAAACAAGACTCAAAATAACAGATTCTCTTTGTGATTCTTGATCCGGATTAATTGCTCCATTAACATATAAAGGTGTTCTAGAAAAATCTAATGTTCCAAGTTTACTTGAAATTTTAAATTTAATCTCTTCAGATCCATCACCTGTAAGTGGAAATGCGTTGTAAATACCTCCAAGTCTCTCCTGCTTATCATATTCCTTATCATATTTTGTTGCGCCACCACTATCTACAAATGTCATTATGGCAGTTATATTGGGTGACAATAAACTTTCATAATAATCAAAACTCGTAGTCTTTCCCTCCAAACGAACTTCTTTACCATTTTTTGAAATCGTTAGCAGTCTATAGTTTGCTGCATCTGCTGCGCTTGACATTTATATTATGCACTCCATATTTGAGAAGGTTTTACAGTTGTGGAAGAATTCATAGTTCGAGTTCTTTTTGAAATAGGAACATATGAGTATCTAGTCACTACGTTATTAATTGGTTCAATAATAATATTTACCATTTCTTCTTCGTCATCTAAATCTTCATACATTGGTTGATTAATATTTTCCATTTTTGACTGGTCGGGACTTACCATAGTGAATATATCTTTTGATCCACCTTCTCCAGTTGGAGAATCTTCACCATTTTTTGACAATTTATCCATATATTTTTTAATCATATTTCTAAGTATTGGTCCACCACTCCAGGGTTTTCCATCTTTTTTCAAATAAGATAAATCCCATCTAATCGGACTTTCTCCTCCAGGACCATAGTTTGGTGTTGGACTTCTATTATCTTTCAAACCAGCTGCTTCAGCATGAGTCATAACATTTCTAATTGTAATATTATTTTTATTCCAACCCCAGGCAAGTGCTAATTTAGCTGCCTCCTCTGACATTTTATTTACTTGTATATCCTTTAAGGGAGTTTGAGCCCAGGACAAATGTTCTCTATATGGTTTTGCAGGAGTATGACCCATCGCAGCAGCACTTATACCAACACCTTTACTATTTCTTTTCCATGTATGTGAGAGAGTAGTGTCACTATATGGATTCATATAATGTGCCTTTCCGTCACCAGTAATAACAGTATGATAAACCGATGGTGTTTGATTATAAAATCCACCAGTCCAGTGAAGATATATCTGCTTATCGGTATCATTTCCCGGATCAAAATTGCCTGATGGTGTTGCACCCTTTGGTACATTATCACTATGATCGTCCTTTATTCTTGTAGTGCTATCATCATTGATCGGAGGTGCTCCGTCATCAGTTTCTATAAGAAATGATCGATCATTCTTTGGTCTTACATAAATTATTTTTCCCGATTTATATTTTTTTCTCTCTTCTTTGGTCCATTCTCTTTCTACAAAAATTTTAGTTTTAGTATTATAAAAACCTTCCTTATCTCCTCTCATAGCAAGAGTTGTATCTCTCGACCTTGACTTATAAGTTCCCAATACCCTTTGTATTCTTTCGACTATACCTTCTATGGGTTTCATTTTTTTCTTTATATCTTCAAGATAACCATCAATCTTATCTATCATACCATCAACTACTTTTCTATCCGAATCATATTTTGGATCATTAAGATCTTCTCCTTTCATAAATGCCATAATAATATTAAAAATGCTTTGAACTGGTTTCACAAACTCTAAAACACTATCAATTATTTCTTCTACCTTTTTAATAATACCACCAAATGAATTTACTAAGATTCCTACTAAAATTAGTCCAATGAACTCAAAAAGTTTATCAAAAATACTAAAACTACTATCAGAAATTGATACACTTTTTTGAATATTACCTAAAGATGCTTTAAATGAATTTTTTTCTTCTCCGATTAATTTTCTTTTACTTTCTTTTCTATTTTTTTGTTCGATTTTCTTTTTAAATAATTTTTGCTGCTTTTTATTCGCAGTAGTCAAAATACTACTAATATTTTTTAGATTCAATTTTACTTTTTTTATCTGACTCATTTATTTCATGCCTTCCACAATATATTAGAATTAGACTCACTTTTTACTGACAATGATTTATTTTGTGTAACAGTAAATGGAATAACTTCAGTTTGAATTGTTGTATATGGTTGAACATAATAGTATGTAGAAACATTTTCACTTATTTGAGGTTCTAACATTAAAGCAAAATTTTCATTTTCTGGAAGATTTCCTTTTATTGTAGGAAGATATCCACCCTCTCCTCCACCATTTCCCTTTTTAGATCCAAGTAAAACACTTGCCGCCATTCTATAAAGTAATCCTTTATCTCTAGCTCCTCCATATGTTGTTCCACCTTTAGTTCTATCAATCTCGTAATGTAAATGAGGTCCTGTGGAAGATCCTTTTCCAGGATCACCCATTCCCCCACCAGTTAAACCTAAAATTTCACCAGATTTAAAAGTATCTCCAGTTCTTTTAAATATTTTTGATAAATGTGCAAATCTAAACTGAACACCAAGTGCAGGAACCCATGCATCTATCATATTTCCATATCCACTGGAATGTAGTCCACCATACATTATTTTTCCTGCACCAGAAATAGCTAATTGAGTTCCGGTAGGAGTTGCTACATCAATTCCTCCATGTAATCTACCCCATCTCTGACCATAATGACTGTTTATAGGAAAACCAGAAACTTTATTTCCATCGGTTCCTCCAGGAACACCACTAATCATTTCACCGCTTCCACCAGAACTAGAGACATTTTGCGAATTTACTTCAGCCTTAAGGTCCCAAAGATCTCGTTCTTCTTCAGTCCATTCTTTTTTAGTCCATATTTTAGTTTCTTTATCTAAAAATCCTTCCTGACCGTCTTTTTTTGCCTGCACACTACCTGTATTTTTAGTCTTATTAAGATGGTCTTTGAGCATTGGTATATACTCTTTTAATTTTTTAATTATTACACCGAAAGGACCCATCTTGTTAGCAAGTTGATCAACTATTCCACCATCTTTTTCTAAAAGATCTAATATATTATTAACTTCTTTTTTATCATCATCATATTGAGGTTCATCTATGTTACCCTCAAAAAATCCTTTTATTAAAGCAAATCCACTTTTTATTGGTCTTAAAAAAGCAGTAACATTATCAATTACATCTTGTACGAAAGATATTATAGCAGGTATTGCATTTGTAAGTATTCCTAAAAGTAATAATCCCATAAATTCAAGTATATTATTTAAAATATTGCCAGAAGATGCAATAGACTTAAATATATTTTTTGATTTATTTGTAATTTTAGAAAATTTAAATTTAGACTCTTCCAAATTTAATTTTTTCTTACTCTCATATCTACCAACTATCTTTTTATTTTCTTTTTGTAATTTTTTAGAACTTTTGTTTTGTTGTTTTAAAAAATTATGTATATTAGTTACATTTACTTTTAATTGAACTATTTGTGATTTTGTTGATGGTGCAGATTTTATAGAAAAGTTTGATGTAGATATTTTAACTTTTGGTGAAAATGATGTATTGTTGGAGTTATCAAAATTATTAGATTTTAATTTAGATTTAGATTTTTCAACTGCTGCAGTTTTTAGTTTACTCTGAGCAACTTTCTTTATCTTATTCTGAGCAGTTTTTCTTGTTTTTTTAGTTGCTAGTGATTTTCCTAGTCCTACAATAAGAGGTAAAACCATTTTATGCCGCCACTGTTATACCAAGTATATTTGCAGTAACAAAATTTCTGTATGGATCTGCCATATTTACACTAGCAATTTCTGGAACATCTGTAGCACTTCCACCATCAGGAATTTTTACTTCTGGTGGTGGAACAACATTTGTTTGCATTGGTAATGTTGATATATTTACCCCACCACGACCTCTTTTTCTGGAAGTTATATTCTTATACAATTGCTGAGTCAATTCTTTTGTTTTTGGATTGCTGATAATACTTCCATCAACGTTTGGAACAAATAATTCAGCAGTACTCATTCCTTGCTGATCACCAACAATGTAAGGTCTTCCTGCCTTCACAGAACCACCCATTTTTCTTGTTTCTATATTTCCTTCATTTAAAATATTAGTAATTTTACTTCCATATGATTCCATTACCGTCTGTTCAATCTCATCAAGTTTAGCCTTTCTAGCCTTTGCCAAACGAGTTTCGTTTGTTTCACCGGGCATTAAGGATGATGTGTCAACAGTTAAATCAGAATCTTTTATTGCGTTTTGCTTTTCTTTTTTTTCTGCCTCCATCTGTTTTCTCAAGATTTCCAGTTGTGCTCTTTTTGCTACAACATCAGAATATAACTTTTCTTGTTCTGAAGTTCTGGATGTGTTTCGCTCATCTGCATCTCTACCTTTGTAGTAAGACCCCCGATCTACTCTACCATCAGGACGCATTCCAGCCTTGGTTAATTGACTATTAAGATACTCTCGTGCTGCTGTAAAATCTTCACCTCCGGTTACCATATCTTTAACTTTATTAATAACAAACTTACCAGCTCGATATATTAAATATCCCGCACCAATTGCCAAAGCAATTTTCCAAAATAATGGATTCATCATTAATCCAAGTAAAGGTCCTACGGCAGCTGCGAGAACTGATCCAAGAGTTCCAATAGTACCAACAACACCAAATATAGCACTAACCAAGGGTAATGCTGCTAGAGCACCGATCGCTACAAGACCCCACTGCCAGTGATCTTTAATCCAATTAAACCAACCTTCGATTTTCTTTCTATTTTCCTCATCTTTTAACCATTCGAATACTGCATTAGCACCAATTCCAAGAAGAAGAGTTCCGACAAACTCCATAATAGTATCAAACATTCCTCTTGCAGGATTAACAATGTTATTTGCACTATCTTTTACAGCAGCTCCAAGTTTTTTTGAAGAACTTTTTAATTGACTTTCTTCTGCTCTAAGTTTCTTTTTGGATTGATCTCTCGAAAGTTTATCTTGTTCTTGTTTTTCGGATTTTGCTTGGAATGAAAAATAACTAGAAAGTTCTTTTTGTATTCCTACAAGAGTTTTATTGACCTCTGATAATTCATTTTCAATACTACCACCACCTCCAGGAATTTTTTTACCTATATTACTTTTTTGCTGTTTTATAATATTTACAATTTTTGTCGTCTTTTCTTGTTGATTATCTGCTCTTTTTTCTAATGCTCCGATGCGAATTAAAGATTTTCTAACATGACCGGCCAACTTACTCATAGTTCCATGAATATTTTTCATAGAACTACCAGTCTTTCCAAAAACTTCAGATGAAATATTTTGGACGTTTAGTTTAGGTGTCTTTATGGTTAGGTTAGATTCCACTCTGTTGTTGTGCCTTTAAATTTTCCTCTTCAATATACTGTTGGAGTAGAGTGAGATAAACATCTCTTTCCCACGGTATCATATTATCCAGTTCTGTTAATGAATATTTATGGTGTTGCATCAAAGCAAAATTTATCTTGTAGTATGACTCAAGATTGGTATGAGCCATACCTAACTGAAAAAACTTGCTAACCCTTCAAGGACTATTTCAGATTCGACCTTAGTCTTTGGATTTTTTACAATAACTTTATGAGAAAGTTTTGGCATTGTAGTGAAAAAATTCTCAATTTGTTTAAATTGTTTAGTATTTAACTGCTCAATAAATTCATCAAGTTCTTTTTTACTACAATCAGAAGCTTCCCAACTTTCTTCCTCATTGTATATCATCTCAATACAAGAGTTAATCATTGAAAGTGATTGATTAACATCACTAGAACCTTCGGACACTTCAAAATTATTTTCTACAAACTGTTCAAGTGAAGGATATCGAAGTTTCATTGAAAGTTCATCATCAAGTTTAATAATATTTTTATGACCTCTAGTTTTTTGTATTTTAATATCATCAATAGCAATCGTCATATCTACCTTGGTTTCATTATCATCAGGACATGTCACACTAATATCGACAGTTTCACCAACAGATTTTGCACGAACATTAAGAAACAAATATTCAATATCAAATGTTGCAAGAGACTCTACTCTAACATCTTTTGAGATGATACAATCTCCAAGAATCTGAACAATGGCATTAGTGATTTCAGACATTTCTTCAGATTCCATTGCCATAATTAGAATCTTTTCCTCTCGCACAAGAAAAGGTCTGTATTTAATTTTTTTCCCGGTAGAAGGCAATACCAACTCATAGGTTGGTGTATTAATTTTGGGTAAAGGCATAGTAATTTCAATGACACTTCAGTGATTTTATTTAGGGGGTCACATTCCACCGAATCCTGCATATGGATTCTCCGAATCGAATTGTTTTTGTGGTGGAGTACTAGGTGGTGTTTCTGGTGTTTCTATTGTTGGTGGGGTTGATGTTTCTGTTTCTGTTGTTGGTGGGGTTGTTATTGGTATTGCAAAATTTGTCGTTTCACTAAATTCGGAAAAAGCAAGATCATTCTGTCTTAAAGGATCAAAACTTGCTTCATTTGGTCTTATTCTACCTTTTGGATTTACAATATAACGATCATAATTAAAACTTACTGAAACTTTTAAAATATCGGCACCACCATAAGAAACAGGAACAGCAGTAGTCAATTTGGGAAATGCATTTATAAACATATAATCAAGTTGTTTTCCATAATCTTTTTCAAACTTTGAAATAAACATTGATTGTGTTTTATAATTATCAGGATATCTCATTCTACGATAATAGTTGTCAGATAATTCATCAATTTCATTACTAGATCCACTACTAATATAATCAATCCATCCCTCAAAAATTCTCAGAATAGAATAATCATTATCAATATAAAAAGTGAAATCAATATCGGTATATAATCTCGTATGTGCAAATTCTTGAGGAATTCCCATGAAGTCACTTCTTACTTCACCAGTGGCAAGAGAACTTGATGGAAGTGATGCATCTGAACATAGAAGTCCACCCCTTCTACTCATAAAACTATCCGGACTCTGCACACCAAATTTTGTTGTTATGTGAGTACTAACTGCTGAAGGTAAATTTGTAAAACTTACTTGATAATGATTAGATTGCGAAAGATTTCCAAATATTTCTTTCGCTTCATAAGGTTTTATGCTTCTTACGTAAGGACGAGCCACTCTAAATACCTGTACGATTTGCTTTTATTATTAGTTATTTAGATGTCATATAAGGGAAAATATCAACCGTCTTATCCAAAGAAATATAAGGGTGACCCTACGAACATTGTATACCGTTCTCTCTGGGAACGCAAGTTTATGGTCTACTGTGATAAGAATGAAAATATTTTAGAATGGGGTAGTGAAGAAGTTATCGTTCCATATCGTTCACCAATTGATAATAGGTATCACAGATACTTTCCAGACTTTTATATTAAGGTCAAGGAATCGAATGGTAAGGTTAAAAAGATGATCATTGAGATCAAACCATATAAGCAGTGTATAGAACCAAAGATCAAAACAAAAAAGACCAAAGGATACATCTACGAAGTCATGGAATATGCCAAGAATCAAGCAAAATGGGGTGCAGCAAAAGAATGGTGTTTAGATCGTGGTTATGAATTTAAAGTTCTCACAGAAAACGAGTTAGGTATTAAATGACATTCTCGTATCCAACAGATGATAGTAGTAATCGAGTCCGAGAACTTGTAGATTCATTCACTGGATTGGATAATAAAAAAGATATAATGGACAGAATACAAGCAACATTAACTCCTAGCAGTAGTAGGAGTGTTGTTAGTGGTAGTATCTATACTTTTGTATATAATGCCAAGACTGCTGGAATAATTTTTGATCCATATCCATTAGTAGGAGTAGAAAAAGTATTCAATTGGGGATTTGTTGGTGTCAATTTACATTGGGAAGATAGAAGACAATATTCTTGGGATCAGATCATTAGTCCCGTTTATGAAGTCTATCCCGAAGAAAGAGAAGATATGGAAAGATTATCTTATGGTGATTTTGAGCAAAATCCGTTCTAAATAACTAAAAAAAGATAGATGGAAGAGAAACAAGTTTATCGTTACCCCTATAAAGCATTTACAGATACTACAGACTATCTACAAATAGATGTTGTTCGTTATAAACCTGTCAAAGAAGTTAGAAATGAGTCCGATAGTAAGTCTATTGCATCTAAAGCAAGAAGTAGAAGTGTTAATCAAGGTCAGGAAAGATTAGAAACTATTCTCCTACCAATTCCATCTAATGTTTCAGATAGTAATGCTGTAAAATATGGAGAGTCTGAACTTAATAATCTTGCCGGTGCTGCGATTGGTGGTATCGGAGCCATTATGGAGACTGGAGCAGCGTATAAATCGGGAGATGTTGTGGGAGGTCTTCAAGCAACGTATGATGCGGCAGCAGGTACTGTAGGAGAAATTTCCGGAGCCGCAGGTGGAATTGCAGGTTTTCAAGGATTTGTCACAAGAAAACTTGCAGCATCAGCTGCTGGTATCTTGGGTGCTAATATAACACCTGCTCAGATTTTAGCAAGAACAACGGGTGAAATCTTAAACCCAAACATTGAACTCTTATTCGGTGGTCCAACTTTAAGGTCATTTAGATTTCAATATAAAATGACTCCCAGGAATCAAACAGAGGGTCAACAGGTAAAGAAAATTATAAGATGTTTCAAAAAACATATGGCAACAAAATTGGGTAGTAAAGGTCAAGGCTTTAATGATACTATGAATACCTTTATCAGAACTCCAGATGTATTTGAATTAAGATATCGTCAAGGTGCTACCGAGCATACATATCTCCACAAATTTAAGCAATGTTTTTTAGAAAGTATAAATGTAAATTACACTGGTGAAGGTGTTTATTCAACTTATGATGATGGAACACCAGTTTCTATTATCATGGATCTAACATTCAAAGAGATTGAACCTGTTTATGATCTGGATCAAATAGAAGCAGGAGCTGTAGGTTACTAAAATGGGATACTTTAGAGAACTACCAGAAGTAGAATATCAGTCATTTCTGTCTGATAGCAATTCATCACAAAATTACCTGACGGTCAAGAACTTATTCAGAAGAAATAAGTTACGTGATGATCTACAAAACATATTCACACTCTTTGATAAGTATGAAATTGTAAATGGTGCAAGACCCGATACTGTTGCGGAAGAATTTTACGGCAGTTCGGAACTTGATTGGGTTGTCTTGATGACGGCAAATATTACAAGAGTCAGAGATCAATGGCCTCTATCAAATCGTGATCTTTATAAGTATGCAGAAAATAAGTATGGTATTGCTGGATTAACATCCGTGCATCATTATGAAACTACAGAAGTAAAAGATTCACAAGGGAGACTCATTCTTCCTGCAGGTAAAGTTGTAGATGAGAACTTTTCTATTCCGAATCCTGATAATGTCAAGACAGATTTAAATCCAGTTGTGAATGTCAATAATTATGAATATGAGGTTAGAGAAAATGATAAAAAATCTTCTATTTTCTTGTTAAAACCAGGATATCTACAGCAGTTCCTAAATGATATGAGAGAGATTATGATTTATGGACGGTCTTCGGAATATATCAACGATAATCTAATTAGAACAGAAAATACTAGAGTTACAAATCCATAAAAAAGGGGAGGTTTCCCTCCCCAACTAACTCAGTCTTCTGCAAGTTTAGCAAAGTAAGACAGAGTATCATCATCGTCATCTGTGTTTGTGGGAGTCAGATTATCAAGTTCTTCCTTCATTGATTGAGGGACAGGATTTGATTCTCCACGATTCTGCTGACGGAAATCTTCTTCCTGCTCAACAGTTTCTTGATCTTGGAACTTGGGAGAACCCTTGATACCAAGAACATAGTCAAGACGCTTCTTCAGGTCATCATAGGACTTGAATTGATCTGCATTGGTGAACTCCTCAAGAGAATACTCTTTCTTCCAGATTGCTTCCATTGCATCATCATCTTCAAGCAGTGAGTCCTGACGTGCGAACTCTGAAGAATCATAGTTACGATAACCGGCAACGTTCTTTGCTTTTAGTTTGAAGTTAGCACCTTGCCAGAAGTCGAACGGATCGATTGCTTCCTCGTCCTCGAACTCGGGTTGCATAGCAGCAGTAATCTTGTCAAAGATCTTCTTACCGAACTTATACAACATCACCTTACCTTCATTGGAAGGATTAGCAGGATCCTTGACCACATAGATGTTTGCAATGTAGGTCAGTTTGCGTTTCTGCTTACGTGCAGCATCCTTACCAGCATCGGTGCCGTTGTTCCACAGCATCGTGTTGTATTCAGACACGGGGTCCTTCTGACCCAGAGTGGTCAGAGAGTTCTCAATGTACCATCCACCAGGACCCTGGAAGGCATGG